ATATACGCCGGAGTTTGTAGATGAGGTTTATTTTAAATTGGACACGTTTTCAAAGATTTATGTTGAAAGCAGGAGCAACTTTGAAAATTCTTGTGTATTAGGAGTACGAGGTGTTCTTTCTATGTTTTTGCAGGAAGGTTATCTTATTAAAACCAGCTCTCATTATATAAGATTGATACGTGATGATTCCGGAAATTTTTCTGATTTATATTTAGATAATGAGCGGGATGATATATTATTCAGACTGAATAATAACCAAATATATAATATTTGTTTAGTAGCTAACAAAGAAAGTAATAGTATTGTTCTTTATATAGATGGGGAAAAGATAGTATCATTTTCAGATGATTTTTTCATTGGCTCTAAAACAATATATATGCCTATACAAACAGATGGCATTATAGCTCCAGGTTGCATATCGTTGAACACGAAACAAACGGATATAGTAGATGAAGATATACAAGAAGTTATAAAAATGTTAGAATTATCATGTACCGTATAAAAGAAATACAAGACGCGTTATTACACGTATGTGGGTGGGAGCAATCATACAACCCAAAGGAGGCGATAGATTCGGATTTAACGCAAAGCGAAAGCGGTTTAATGTTTCAGGGGGCGCACCCTCTTTTAACGTTAGACACAATGCGTGCGATAATGCCGGATGATTGGGGGTATCAATATCCGGAATGGAATAGTAGGGAAACATATTCTGCCGGTACCATTGTGCAGTATGACCTTAACGGGAATGACGATGAATTATACTGGGAATCAATAAGGGATAATAATACAAATGAGATACCCGGCGAGAGTGTATTATTTTGGAAGCCCTATAATATATTATCGGATTTTTTGGAGAGAGTGACGCGTAATGGTATTGCAACGGCGATACAAACATTTACCCAAATAAAACAGCTTGATAAGGAAACGCGCAATCTATTAGAAAGACGCACTTTCTTTGATGGTGCAGGCCGTATTCGCGCAACGTTGCAAAATACGCATAAACTGGTAGGCTTTGAAATCGTTCCGGTTCGGGCTTTAGGTGTGACTGCCAAAATAGAAAAAATCGGGTTGCAAATGACCGGCGGAACGGGCATAGTAAAAATGTATCTTTTCCACTCTTCCCAAATAGACCCGATAAAAACTTTTGATTTAGATTTTCAGGTTAAAAACGGCGGCTTTCAATGGTTTACTTTGGAAGACTGCTTTTTACCGTATATTAGCAAAGATAATAATTCCGGTGGCAGTTGGTTCCTTTGTTATAATCAGGACGAATTACCGCAAGGAATGGAAGCTATAAACGTATCTAAAGACTGGAGCCGTGAGCCTTGCGGAACTTGTAATATTGGGTCGGTGGAAGTATGGCGAGAGTTAACGAAATATTTGCAAGTTACGCCGTTTATGTACAATGCGCCGGAAACATTCGCGGAATATCCGGAATTGTGGGATATAGCATATACAATGTACACCAACACGCAGAATTACGGGTTAAACTGTGAAATAACGGTCGGTTGTGATTTAACGGACTTCATTATATCACAACGGCAGATATTCCAGGACGTAATCCAAAAGCAAGTAGCCGTAATAGCTTTACGCGCTTTAGCTATGAATCCTAATGTACGAGTTAACCGGTACCAATCAAATGCAACACGTACTGATATTCTGTACGAACTTGACGGAAATACTTCAGGCGTTCGTCCGGGCGGTTTAGGGTATCAGTTGAAAAAAGCCTATGAGGCATTAAAATTAGATACGCAAGGGTTAGACCGCGTTTGTTTGTCCTGCAATAATAGAGGGGTGAGATATAAGGCCGTATGAAACTAATTGATAATTTGCGCCAACGTGTGACAGAGTTTAACGACTTACTCCAGTCGGGGCGGTTGATTCAGTCTATAATATTGGAAAACGAGTACATAATAACAGATATGAACTCCGAAGACCAATTATATGAACAGGGTATAAACCGCTTAGGCGTGAATATCATGGATTACGCACCTTATAGCCCCTTAACGATTGAAATTAAAAAGGAGAAAGGCCAACCGTACAACCGCGTAACATTGCGGGATGAGGGCGACTTTGAGCAGTCCTTTTATGTGGAAGCCGATACGCAACAATTCACGATAAAGGCGGCAGATTGGAAAACAGAGGATTTAATACAGCGTTACGGGCGGCAAATATTAGGACTTACGGAAGAAAATAAAATCATATTGATTTGGGCGTATATATATCCCGAATTAAAAGCTAAAACAAAGGAGTACATATATGGGAAATAATACAAGAGCGCCAATAATTAAGGCACCCGAATTATTAGACGTTGTTATTAATAACATTCAGACCGGATTAACGGACAATTTGGGGTGGTTAGATAAGGCTTTCGGACGTGCGGAAAGGCTTGTTAAATACGGCGCAAACCAAAAGAAGATATATACACCGAATATTTATATAGGTGGAAATGAATATCAGGAAGTAACGCCTGATGCAGGAATAGGGAACTTTTCCTTTTTTTGGATTGACGACCCGCAGACGGTAGATTGGACACCGAAACAGTCAATAGGGCTAAAAAGCCCTTTTTCCCTTATTGTATGGTTTGATTATCGCACGGTATTCAATGACCCCAATACGCGGAACAAAGAAAGGATTAAGCGCGATATATTAGATGTCTTAAACGGCGGTTTTTGGCTAAAGGATGGCCGGATAGAAATAAATAGAATCTACGAGCTTGCAGAAAACATATATAGGGGGTTTTCGTTGGATGAAGTGGATAATCAGTTTTTAATGGCTCCTTATGGGGGATTCAGATTTGAAGGTATTATGGAGGTTACTGAAACATGTATAATATAGAGTTATGATAAATTTGTTTTTGTTTGTAGGTGTGTTTTCGGTGGTAACGCTATTAGTAGCGTTTGCCGCCGCTTTTGTTCTTTTGCTTTTGCAAAAATGGGGTGTTATTGGATATGTGCAGGTACATGGAAATGATTTCTTTAGTGAAATGTTTCAGTGTAATTTCTGCCTCTCATGGTGGACGGGGTGTCTTTTCGCTGTCTTATTTGCTATAATGTTAGGGGAGGGTTATTTCCTTTTAATCCCCGTATTTTCAACCGCATTAACACGTAAAATGTTATGAAAACATTAAAATTAGCCGGTAAAACTATTGAGGTTTACGATGATATAGAAAATCTTCCGGTTACACGATTCCACAAGTATAATAAAATGCTTTTAGTCGATGCCGGTATAGGTTCGGATATAGCGGATTTTGATAGGCATATTTCGCGTATTGCCGCCTTTTTGGCAAAGAATGACAATAAGCAGGCTATTACAGAGCTTGAAAATATACGCCAAAATGTGTACTTTATTCAATCGGGCGTATCGCCGCGAAATTTGGCCTTTGCCGTATTGGTTAAAAGCATAGACGGCAAACCATGTGACGACCTTTCAGATGAGGGGTTAAAAAAGATAGTGGATATGTTCGCCGATGTCCCGTATAAGGATTTAGCCGCCTCAATCGAAGCGGTCAAAAAAAAAATAGATAGGGAGCTGCAAATATATTTCCCCCGTTTATTCGATGATGCAACGGTAAAAGAATATTATGACCAATTAAAGCGGCGTACAGTTCTAATACTACAAACCATTATAGACGGTGGAAGCAAGCCAGAGAGAGAAAAGGAAATAGACGATATAACGGCAGAGTTAATAACGTACTTTAATCCTAAATCGTTTTCCGGTTCCGATAGTGTAGAGATAGAGCAAGATAAACAGTTTGAAAAGATGTGCTTAATGTTGTCGCAGCATTTACATACAGACCCGAAAAATATGTCAGTACTGGCATATTATAACGCTTTTGAATACATTAAGGAGATGGTCAAAGACTTAAAACGCCGAAGTAAGGCGAAATAATCGCGATAGGGGCGTTTTTATCTTTGTTGTGGGGTGATACTACCTTATTAATGAAAACACGTCTTATATTTAAAATTTGAGCAAAATTAAAATTATAGAATCATGGCAGATAACGACGCAATTAAATACTCCGATTTGGTAAGCCCTGACAATTCAATAACAGAGCTTATAAAACAACTCGATGAACTTTCGGATACATATACGAACGCATTAAAGAATATCCGGACGGAAGCAATACAGTTAACCAAAGAATTGGAAAAGGTATCCGGCGCGACAGAAGACGGACGAAAGAAAACGAAAAAGAGCGCGGAAGATGCAGACCGGTTAGCAAGAGCACAAAAAGAACTTGCTTTCGCTGAAAGTGAAACGGCTAAAAAAATTGCGGAGCTTAATCTCGCAAAGACAGAAGCCAACCAAATAAACAAACTTGTTATAAAGCTGAATCAGTCCGCAGAAGGTAGTTATAATCGTTTGTCGGCGCAGTATTCATTGAATAAAATCTACCTTAACAATATGACCAAGGCCGAACGCGAGGAGGCCGAAGCAAAAGAGGGGCTTATAACAAAAACCCGTGAACTATATAAAGCTATGAATGAGTATCAGAAGTCCACCGGCAAAACCAATCTCAACGTTGGTAATTATACGGAGGCGTCCGACGCAATAATTGCTTATGGCGACAAATTAAAAGAAACGTTGGGGCTTAACAATTCATTTGGCGATAGCCTTTTGGCGTTAGGTCGTGGAGGAGCAGAAAGCAAAGCAGTATTTACAGCAATAGGCGATGGCGCAAAGGCGTTGGGGAAAACTTTGTTGGGTTTACTTTCAAATCCCGTATTTTTAGCAATTGCCGGGATTGCGGCGGCTGGTGCGGCGTTCAAATGGTGGTACGATTACAACGCCGGATTAGTTGAGGCAACAAGGTTGACGCAACAATTTACCGGGAAAAGTGGCGATGATTTGAAAGCGTTTAGAAATGAGGTGCAAGCCGTCGCAGATTCGTTCGGCGCAGATTTCCGGGAAACATTGATTGCAACAAACGCATTATCACAACAATTTGGTATTTCTGCAAATGAGGCATTGCAGTTGGTTAAGGATGGTTTTTTGTCCGGAGCCGATGCGAACGGGGAATTTTTGGACACGTTGAAAGAATACCCGGCATATTTTAAGGAGGCGGGAATATCAGCAGACCAATTTGTTGCCATTGTAGCCCAAACAAACAAAATGGGTATCTTTTCGGACAAAGGCGTTGACGCAATTAAGGAGGAAAATTTGCGTTTGCGAGAAATGACTTACA